ATTGTAGCCAGGTTCTGCACAAAAGTTTGTTAGCCCAGCACCTTGAACCGATGTTGTACCTGATGCAGTACTCTGATTAGTGATTCCCCAAGTAGAAGGATTGCCTGCGGATGTGTGTGGGACCCGACAGAATCTATGTCCAGTTTGTATTCTATAACATGTACCAGGAGTAACGCTTACTGTTTTTTCGGCATATGCACCAGATCCACCGGCTGGGGTAAATCCACAAGATGTTCCGCCTTCACTAAATCCACCAGCACCCCAAATTTGAAATTTTGCGGTACTAATACCTACAGGAACACACCACATAGTAATATGTGCAAAATTTTCACATGCGGTTGCGCAGACACCACCTCCTACAATATCAAAGATGTGATCGTCGTATTTTAAGCCACTGCCACCACCTAATGATTTTACATAGTTTGTTAACTTTTTAGCCATGCTGATGTTCCTATTATTACCAAATTAACCTTGAACCAGGAACTGCCAACCATAAGTGTCGCCAGACCAAACAATTGATACAGCAATACCTTGCGTATTAACAAGAATATCACTATCTTGTCCAAGAATTTTATTTCCAGTAGCAGGCGAAATAGTAAAGTTATTAGTGTGAAATTGTTGTGCAAGATCTACAAAAGAGATTCTGCCATCACCCGCAACATTACCACCCATTGGAGGGAGCGTTGCGGTTACTGCTGCTGCAGTTGTATTTACAAAGTGACCACCATAACTATCAGCAGTAAAATCAACAGCATCAGTCGACCATACGGTTGACTGTTCAATGCCATTTGCTGCCTTCGTGAGGTATGCTAGTTGCTCTGGTGTTGCGGACGCAATCGAAGTATTGATTTTGTCCAGGAGTGCATTACGTACAGTATCAATGCTTGCCATTTTTTAATATCCTTTTCCGTGGTTATCTTTATTTAAGATTTATACCATCATTTTTCGTTAAGTCTTTAATGTCAAATCCTAGGAATAACTCAGTTGCTAATCCCCCGGCTTTAGCGTTTTTAGGTAGCGACTGTGAAGATGCTCCTTCAATTGCTAAATCGACATATGTTTTTACGGCCTGTTCGGTTGGAACAGCCAAGTTTGAATTACCTGACAAAGTACCATCTGCCGAGAATTCATTAATTGCCTCACCAAGTTGAGCACCAATCGAACCAAGTCTCAGAGATGTCAGACCAGAAAGGTCAAACGCTGAAGCGTCCAATGTCGCTCGACCTGTCGCCTGATCGATCCTGAAGTAGTTACCTACTCTAAAGTTACCAGATTGGTCGGTTGACACATAGAATACTCGGCCAGTTTCTCTTTCAATAACCTCATTGCCCTGTTTAACAGGAAGTGACGGATCTCCTGGATAGTTAGTTTCAGTCTTATTACCAAAACCAATATTCAAGAAGTCATGACCTGTTAGTCTTGCTTGTGAGTATTTATAACGAATTTTTACTTGCTGTCCGTTAGGTGCTGGACGTTGACTTGTTTTCTGCTGAGCAAAGACTAAAACCGCATTACCAGTAGCCGAATCATAATCACCAACTGATTGAATAACATATGAACCAATAGAGTCATAACCAGAATCGCCAAGGTTACCAATAAATTCAACCGAACCACCAGTTTTTGGTTTTGATCCTGTAAGACCGGTGAATGACATTGTAGCACCATACTGATTGTGCGCAGCATTATCATTAGTCAAGATAGCATATACACCAGCAACATTACCAGAGTCGATGATTGAATCTCCGTCGTCAAAGCCTGTTCCAATAATACCTGTAATAGTTAGCTTATTTGCACCAGGCTGATGGTCAATAATAGTAGCTTTAGTGCCTAGAAATGTACCTGTTCCAGAGATTAATTCATCACCAGAGTCTGTCTTTCTAAGCTGTCCGCCAGAACTATATACTGAGTATGAAGTAGCGTCTACATCACTAGGATCGGCAACTGTAATTGTACCATATGTTGAAGCAGTATTACCATTTGCATAGTACAATGTGCTTGGAGCAGAACTATCGATTGTAATAGCTAGTCTGCCACCGCCAATGGCTCTTGATCCTGTAACACCTGTTGTATATTCACCGGTGTATTGAAGAGCTCCCCAACTAGAGGCTGGATCAGCAGTTGTTAGATAGAAGCCAGGAGTGTTTGTTGAGTCTACATCAAAGTAATAACGTGATCCTTTATAAAGTGTCAGTCCAGGTTCTACTGCCGCAGAGTGTGCAACTCCACCGGCTGTACCAGTAATTACATAGTTAGTGGCCGATGTTGAAACACCAATATAGTTATTCTCAGCTTCTTTAAGTTTAATAATAGAAGAAGTATTGTCCATTACAAGGAAGTAACGATCATTAGCTTGTGTCATACCGCCAACACCTTGGATACGAATCAAGTCGTATGAATCCAAAGAGTGTGAAGCAACCGTAACTGCCATTGGGTTTGAACGTGTAATGTCTGAGATAGATGTGTTAGTTACTACTCGTCCACCCCATGCTTCACCTGATACCGATGAACTGAGTCCTGCATTAGAATAAAGGTTGAAGGAATATGAGTCTTGTACGTCTGCATAATATTCACTAGCATTTGGCTGTGAGCCAGAATTCCAAGTAATAGGCAGCAAGTTCGAGAAGTTAACTCTATGTCCGTCTGTAACACCGTGTGGTAAGGTTGTTGTAACTCTAGCCGGATCGGTCTTAGAGATTGTATTTAGGGCTTTGGCTCTATCCTGGGCTCTAACGATTCCACCTTTTGTAAACTCACCGTTTTTAATACTTGTTTCAACATAATCAAGATTGTAACCACGAACAGATCCGTTAAGCGTAACTTCGCTTGAATCATTACCTGTCGAAATTGTACCATATTCGCCGTAAGAGTTATTACCATTAAGTGATCTAATTTGACCGCCGCCAGAAGACGCATAACCGATATCACAGTAATAAGTAAAGCAAGATACAATCTCAGCTTTACCGTTACGTCTTACCCAAAAACCAACACCACCAGAGTGAATCTGAGTAAACGTGTGGAATACCATCGAACCAGCATTGTTTACATCATTATTCAAACCACCATCAATAAGACAGCCAATACCACCAACAGAGAATGCTGAACATTCTTTAATGTACGGAGATTTAGTAATAACTGCTGTTGGGTCTAGTCTAAAGAATACACCGCCAATTGTTGCTTGTTCAATGTCTTCTGGGGTATTGCTATCAAGAGCAAAACCAGTAAGACCAGTAAATTTAATCTCTTTAATAAGAACGCCACTATTCACAAAGAACATGGTTTTATTTGAATCACCCGCAATTGGTGAGATTGTAGTATTACGCTGGCCATCACCAAATACTGTTGTATCTGCCGGGATTGTCATTGGCAATGCTTCTCTATACTCACCATCTTTAATAAAGACTTGAGCCGAAGAGTCAGCAGTTTTTTCTATAGCAATACGTTGCATACAATATGCAACTGAAGCGAATGGGCGTTGAAGTGATCTACCTGCATAGGAGTCATCAACTGCGCCATCAATACCAACGTAGTATGTATTTGGAGAGTTATCTGTATAACCTAATTCGAAGCCAGATGCATCAGTTTTAACAACCAATGATTTACCAACATCAACACCACTAATTGTTGGTAGTACGCCTGCCGCGCCCGAAGCGAATATTGACCATTTACCGTCTGATTCATCATTTGCAAAGTTACTAGTTGATGTATAATCTTGTGTTGCAATGTATGTTGATGTGCCAGATTGAATAAGGTCATCTTTAAGATATAATGTCGAGTTGGTCCAAGTACCTCTATTACGAACACCTTGAGCAAACTCTGCCAATCTATTAGCAGCAAGATCGGCCGAAAATGTTCCGGAAGTATGAGTAAGTTCTACTGTATAAGTTGAACCACCGTGCTGAACGAGATCACCCGGATAATAAGCAGTCGCTGTTGTCCAAGTTCCTTGATTGGTAATACCAGAAGATACGTGTGACCATGTGGCCGCGTTAGATGAAGGTGAAATGTTTGTGCTTGAAATAATAGCTTGGTAAAGATTACCACCGTTTGTTACTAGCTCACCAGGAAAATACTTACGAGTTGTATTCCATGTACCAACATAAGAGAAACCACTTAGGAATGGATCCCAAGAAATTGTATTAAGTGGGTGCGTTCCAGTAACATCGCCTTTAGCTTTAAATAGGTTTGCACCAAAAAGTACAACGTCATCTTTAACATAAGCATTAGCAGAATCAAATGAATCTCTTAGATTTAGACCTGCAAGGAATGTGTTCCAATTAGGAGCACCGGCAGAAGGCTTAGTTCCGGCAGAAGTGTCTTGTAACGCATTGTATGTTGTTCCGCCATAAGTGACGATATCACCTTTCTTATAGGCAGTTGCATCGCTATAAGTTCCGAGGACCGATAAACCATCAGCAAATACTGACCATTGTGCACCAGAAGAAGAAGGTATATTGCCCGTTGTATCTTGAAGGGCGACATAAGATTTGCCACCGTAAGTTACAATGTCCGCTTTTTGATAAGCCGTACCGACTGCCCATACGCCTTCAAATTGAAGACCATCAACGAATGTTGAATAGTAAGAAGCATTTGGTGGTGTTTCGCCTACAACAGTATTTGCTGTAACGATATAAACAATACCACCATGTGAGAATGCATCACCAATGTTATATGTTGTTCCTGTGTTGAAGACGCCTTCAAAGTTGAAGCCCTCCATCATCAGATCCCAATAGGTTGTATTGGTAGGAACGTTTCCTGCTGTGGCTAATCCGTATGTATATACATATACGTTGCCACCATATTTGATTACATCGTTTACTTCGTACGTTGTCGCACCAGAGTAAACACCTTTGTATTCAAATCTAATTTTACCTAAGTCGATAATTGTTGCCATAGGACTAGTATCTCCGGTTCATTAATACGCAACCATTTCTAAATGGCCTGTCGTGTTATTAAATCTAAATGTAATTGCGTCCATGGACCAAAAGTATGATCTGTAGTCATCTGGATGGGCAAAAGTTACGTTAAGTGAATCAGCCGCTGAATCAACATATGCGGCCTGTGTTGTGTATGGTAGTTTAATAGTATCGCTGTCATCTGATCGAATAATCTCAACATTTAAATGACCAACGCTATCTAATTTAAATCCATAAAATGTCTTGTCGTGGAACTGTGTACCATTGTATATACCACCACTATTATCTCTGCTATATTCACCGCTCATGTTAATATTTCCTCGGTTACGGTAATCATCGCGCTGAATGCATTATCCAACGGAGCAGAGACTTTAATAAGGTCTCCAACCTTAAGTGAAATTTTAGTATCCATCAAAAGGTCTATAGTATCATTTGGTAGTACTCGTCTGTTATAAGCGAGGTAGTATGTGTTACCACCCCTAACCAATTTCACAGTAATTGGCAAGGCTGAGCCAAATATATTAGTTGCAATGAAGCCTACAACTAAATGTATTCCAGATAAACCAGATGGCGCAGTGTACAAAGTTGCCTCTGTGCTTCCAACTGTCGCAAAACCATTTTCGAATGTTGCTGCCATGTTCTACCTGATCTACTTCTTGTTCTTATTTATGTTTATTTATATCTTTAAAACGCACTACAGATTAATATAACCAAGTAATGTGCCTGATCCGCCGCCACCACCGACAACAGATCCTAATGTGTTAAGACCAATTTTTCTCAGTCTTCCGGTAGTTCCACTGTATATCATCAAGTGTTCTTGTGCAGCAACGAATGAGTCAACACCTACTTCGTCTAATCCAGTAATATGCCTTGGGTGTAATCTAAGTCCGCCCTTTGTTCCATAAGCAGAATCCCATATCATATCACCAAGGCTATCGGCATTGTCTTTGAAGTGCTGATACCATTCAGTTTCTGACGGCCCCGTGTATACAAACACGCCAGTCGAAGAATCGTAGGTCATCGATCCGTCACCGCCAGCATCAGTCAATGATAGGTGAGTTCGAGTTTCTAATGCAGAAGGTCCTGTATATGATATAACGCCTGTTGCGGCATTATATGACATGGAACCGTCACCACCATTATCAGTAACAGAGATATGTGCCCGAACTTCGGTAGGACTAGGGCCTGTGTATGTCATCGTGCCTATAGCAGAATCATATACGAATGATCCGTCACCACCAGCATCTACGGCCTGTATTGCATTTCTAGCTCTGGCAACAGTATAATATTTATTATTACCTTCAGATAAATCAGTTGTACTATGATTTGATATATCAGATACTTGACCAGTCACGTTGCCAGTCACGTTACCTGTTACATCACCATAAAAACTATCTGCTTGGATATTACGGTTGAATACAAATCTTTGAGTAGCATGAGCATATGTAAACGTAGGCTTGTCTACAATGTTTGTTCCGCCGATAGTTAAACCAGCACCGTTAAGAGCAGATGAATCTGCTGCACTATCAGCTAATACAATATTCTTATCATTAAGACTTATTGCAGTAGAATTAATAGTTGTTTGTACACCTTCAACCTGAAGATTACCAAGAATTCTTACCGTACCAGTTGCATCGCCGTGCGCAGCCGGATCAATAATAAAATCTGCAGGTCCTTGTAATGTGCCGGTCTGTACTATATTATTAAAAGTAACATTACTGGTTGAATCAAGTGCCTGATTAGTTGAAACTACGCCTGTTGTAGGATTGTAGTTTAAACTTTGTCCAGCACTGATATATGATCTAACAGTAGCAGTAGAAGCCGCATCTCCAAGTGCCGAGTCAAACCTAGCTCTTGTGTAATATAGTTTATTGCCTTCGGCCAAGTTTGTTGTACTAAATGGATCTAGCGTTATGGTAGAATTAAAACTGTCTGTTGCAGTCGTAATAGTTAACTGACCGGTTACAGAATCAAAAGTATTTCCGGTTACAACTGATATAGGAGTATTAACTGCACCAGTTATAATGCCTAGAGAGTCAACAGTAAGCTGAGATACGTTTGTGGCGTTGCCATACGTGGCTGCTGTGACGCCTGAGGAGATAATCCGATATATGCCGTTAGTATTATCGTAGGATAATCCAGGACCAGCAGAAAGGATACCTTTCATTTGCGCAGAGTCAGGAAGCTCATCTATACGTTTGTTTAACGAGTCAATTGTCTTACCAGACATATCACCCGGAATATACAAACCAGTATTTGTAGCAAAGAAATCATTAGCTACGCTATAGGCAAAATATTTTGAATTTGACCCGCCACCAATCTGAAAACCACCACCTTGGTAGTTAGCAGTATTACTATCATCAACCGCGAAAATAATTCTATTGTCTGTTGTATGAAGAAACTGAGTGTCGAGCAAGATGCGATCTGATGTACCTTTAAGAGTAATAGCATTACCAGTAATAGTAATATTACTTGAGTCCGTCAGCGCGTTTATTGTATTGGCATTTAATTCGGCGTTAGCATTAACTATACCCGAAGTTAATTGACCTGTAACAATGCTACCAGTTACAATATTTGCAGAGCTGTCAAGTCTAAATGTGCCGGTTGCTTCGTTATAATTTACTCCAAGGCCGCCGCTAAAGTGCGCACGTGCTTCGGCAGGACTTGGACCGGTGTATGTAAACACACCACCCGATTCAAAGTATGTAAGGGAACCGTCACCGCCAGCATCGATAACGCTTATTTTGCTTCTAAGATCGAGATCGCTTGGACCACTGAATACAAATTGACCTGTCGCAGAATCATATGTTAGATCCGCTCCACCTTGTTGATCAGAAACAACGCTGAATAAAGCTCTAACACTATCATCTTCTAGCTTAAGTGTAAACTGGCCTTTGCTAGAATCAAGAGTAAGTTTACCCATTGAGAGAGGATCTGTCGTAGCCGATAATGTTCCGGCGATATCAGTATTGCTTGGTCCTGTATATGTAACTCGACCTTCATTTTCATTGTATGCAAGTGAACCTAATCCACCAGCATCAACAAAACTCATCGATCCACGAATATCAGAATCACGCGTACCGTATATTACGACGTCACCGGTTGTTTGGTTGTACGTTACTGTTCCATATTCATTGACATTAGCAATTGAGTCTGCAGTGTGTCTAAAGCTAATGGCATGCCGTGCATCTGAGTCTTGATAATGTGCACCTGTTGTAATACTGAATTGACCAGTACCAGAATTATATGATAGGTCGCCTGATGCAGATAACAAACTGCGAATGTCGGCATCGGTTCGTTTAGAATAACTGAATTGGCCTGTTGTCTGATTGTATGCCAAATCGCCGGCTGCAGATAAAGATCCTCTTATATCAGAGTCAGTAACCTTTGTAAATACAAATTGTCCAGACGCGGCGTTATAAGCAAGTGACCCGTAATCACCGGCATCGTTTGTAACAGAAAATAGTGCTCGAGTAACTGCAGAATCAGTTACATCCACCGATCCGAGATCAACAGAAAATACACCAGTACCAGTATCGTAACCAAGGTCCCCACTGACATTAAACAACCCTCGTATTTGTGCATCAGTTTTTTCAGTAAAACTAATGATGCCTGTGTTTTGATTATAAGCAATATCACCAGTTGCACTAATCAACCCGCGCGTATCAGAGTCGCTCGCTCCTTGGTATGATATTTGACCTGTGTTATTGTTGTATGAAAGCGAACCTTGTCCACCGGCATCAACAACACTAATTGACTTACGCGCATTGTCAGAATCGAATGTTCCGCCTAACGAACCAGTAAATGTAATTTTACCTGTAGCAGAATCGTATGCTAAGTTCGCACCAACATTAATTCCAGATCTTATATCAGCAAGACTTGGGCCAGTATAGGTTAATATACCTGTCGGAGCATTATACGCAAGTGAGCCATATCCGCCTGCATCATTAACAGAAATAGATGCTCGCCCACGAGAGTCAGTATAATATAGGTTAGAACCTTCTGGTAGATTTGTTGTAGACTTCGTGTTGAAGTTACTGTCAAACCCAGCTGATCCGCTTGGGACCGTAACAGAGAATTCACCTGTAGCAGCGTTATATTGTAAATCATTTCCGGCACTAAATTGACTACGAATTTGATTAGGTGTAGGACCTGTTAGTCTAGTGGTTCCACCTGTCGTAATTAGTGTGCCAATAGCACTACTGTCATAGGTAACATTAAATAGTGATCGAACGCTATCAACGCTAGGTCCAACATATGTTAGTGTTCCGCCAGTCTCCGATACTGAACCCATGCCTGATGAAGAAACAGTAAGTCCACCACCTACAACCGCAGATAATGATATGTGATTAAATTTGGCAGAAGCCGAATCATACTGAAGAATTGTACCGTCAGCTAGATTTATTGAGCCATTAACATCATCTAATCCGGTAAGACTACCGTTTGCTGCAGAACCAATTCTAAGTGGTGTTCCGACAGTAACTTTTTTTACGATGGTATTCGTTCCGATAACGACCTTCATGAGAATTCCTTAAAGTTATGTTACGGACGGCGTAACTTCAATTGTGCCTTCAAGGACTCTTTCTACAACAGTGTTTGAATCACTGTCTACAAAAGAAATCTCAACATCGTATACGTATCTACTGGCTTTTAGAGCATTTGTTTGCACATTCGTTAGGCTTAGATTTACAACACCAGCTGTTGAAGGTGCTTGGATCTCAGTCGTAAATGCTGTCGAATCTGTTGAACTGTAGGTTTTTTTAATTTTACCCGCAACAGTGTAGTTCGTAAGATTCTTCGGGTTACCACTAGTGTCTTCCAATTCCAATTGAACTGTTACATCAGTGCCTTTATCGATTTGAAGTTCTTCATATTGTGCCATTGGATAAATGCTCTTTGCTAAACTACTTACCCTTATTTATACCTTTTATCCACTGCATTTTTTTATTGATGAAGTGATAAAGTTTAGCCTTAGGATTCATTTGATTTGGTTGACTTATCAACTCATCAACTAGGTAGTGCCAAAGATTATCCATGTACTGTACCTTAACATCACGCGACTTAATATAATAACTAAAAACCGTTTCATTATCATAATTAAATATACGCTGAATGTTTTTTGGATATATTGAAAACTCATCATGTTTAATATTTGTCATGAGATTAATGGTATTATCAAAATCCCTGAAGTAATCTAGTCTCTTAATTACTTCGCTTGACCCGGCCATAATTCCAGTATTAAACACATCATTTTCGCATTCTAAACCCACTTCAAAAAGCATAGCATGTGTGTTCCAATACTTTGAAGCCGGATTTCTAATACACAGATTATAGTTAGCAGATTTCATAGATTTACCTCTTGCAGCTAATCTATTAGAATTTGCTACAGCAAATCTATTATCTACATCATGAGCATCAAATATAGATTCCGTTGTATTAGGTACAACGTCAAAATCCATATATGCAACGTAATCATATTCATCGGCCAAAGCCCTCATACGACTGTGTTTATAGAAGTTTACTATATCATACTCACTGATCTCTGTAAACCTATTTTTTATGTCATCAAAAAATTCTTTGTATGTACTATCATATTGATATAGTATATAGTCAGCACCAATATCATTGGCGTACTGGCGCTGACGTTCTGTAACTAGATCAGCATTAGACAGCAAAGACATTTTAGTCTGGTGACTTTTATCAGTTGTTACTAGTTTTCCATCTTCATACCATCCAGGATTATCTAATCTTTCTTCTGGTATGTCAATGAAAATACTAAATACTACTTTAGCCATGCAATCTTTTTACCTTGTTCAATTCGGCTGTCATATTCATTTATCGTACCAGGATAACGCCATGCCCATATTGCAACGAGCGCCATGAATCCGCCAGACCACATAACAGCTTTAATGTTCTCGGTCGTAAACCAAAGAAACAATACGCTTGATGTCATTACAACTACCATTGCATATTTACCTTTGGTCGGAAACACTTTATATTGTATCCAGTTTGTAAGGAATGGTCCAAAATATTTATGGTTATAAATCCAATCATGCATACGTTTACTAGACTTACTAAAACAATATGCTGCTAACACTAGAAATATACTAAATGGAATTCCAGGCAGAATGACGCCAATATATGCCATTCCTAAACTAAGAAATCCTAACACCAGCCATGCAGTTTTTTTAATATTCATTTTCCAATAACCATGAACCGATCAAAGTCCCCTAAGTTTAAAGTTTCAACATGTGCAACCCATTCAAGATCTAAGCTATCAGCAAACATCTCGGCAGTAGGGTGACAGTTAATATGCGAGTCTAATTCAGTATAATTGTTAGATTGAAATGCAACCCAGCAATCAGGATCTTTAGCTTCAATTAAATTAATTAAATCTTTTTGCTCCATATGCTCACAAGAGGTGTTTACAAGTGCAGTAAACTGTGGTATAATTAAAGAGTCAGTTATGTTGAGGGTAGAGAATGCTATGTCATAATCATGAAATAGTTTATGTCCATACGCCTCACACATTGGATCCATGTCTGTAGATTCAATGTTCATCTGTGATTGAGGCCACATCTGCCTTAGCTGATAAGCCATCATACCATACCAACCTCCGACAACCAAAATTTTACCGGCATCATGGTCATATAATTCATAGAGTTTTTCTGCTAACCACTTTTTACCATTCCAATGATTTTCATCTATCGCATGTGATAAGTCTTTAATTCGATATAGATCTTCAACGCCATACATTGATTCATCATATATCTCTTCACAAAGCTTGAGCGTCCGATATAAGATCTTCGAATTCAATGTCTAATCCTTCATATGTTATAATAGCTGCAGAACTTGGCCTAATTTCGTTTTTAGCAAACCGTGAGCGTGACGCCGAATATCCGGGTATTATATAAGCCAACTCAAAATCTTCGTGTGCTAAAAACCTATCCATACCCGGATACTTCCGCATATAATAATCACGTAAGCCAGTGTTAAAATGTTTCCATACATTATGTATATCAGGGTTACTGGCATCCCATGTCATAACAGAACTGTTGATATGAACATCATAGTTAGATAATCGGCCATACAGCTTCTTAACTTTATGTAATTCATTGATAACAGTCAACTTTGACCAATCATGCCCACCATTCAAACGATTTATAATATCATCATTAATTAATGTATCGAGATCTAGGAATATCGTTTTTCCTTGCATAGGCATAGCTTCATCAAATAGCCTAAGCTTATTCCATACACCTTTAAGTGTAGGGGAACTAAAATTATTAATGATTGTAATATTAGGATCTATATCTGTAGGATCGTCAGTATAGCAATAGAACTCAAAGGCATCTGTGCATTTAAGCTTTATATCATTATATAATTTGTTCACAAAATTAGAAGAATACTTTGTGCCAAATTTAACTGTTACTATGTTGTATTTCATTATACGCTGCAAATAATTGTGGTATCGATTTTGCCTTTCGTACCTTCATTTTCATTTCACGGCTCGGACTATTTTTTACTTCGGGCAAATCGAAAATAGCTAGCTTAGTTTTAAAAACAGTATCTTCATCTTCGAAATTATTTATAATAAAATCTGCAACGTTTTTTGGTGTAACCGGATTGACTGTAGGTACTGACATATTAAATTTCTTATACATTTCAGCTTTTACTTGAGTAATCTGGCTATCGCGATATTGATCTGCCTCATCATATCTAGCAACAACCTGCTGATCAATTTCACTTTGAAGAACTTTTAATTGTTCTATTTTATACTGATCTGCTTCTTCATATCTAACTTTAACCTGTTCATCTATCTCAGCCTGAAGAATCTTTATTTGCTCTTCCTTATATTCATCGACTTCACCAAAACGAGATTCTACTTGTAACGAGATTTCATCTTCAAGTATTTTAAGCTGTTGCTCTTTATACAAAGCAACTTCATCGTAGCGAGATTCTATCTGTGCATCAACTTCAGCCTGAAGAATCCTAGTCTGCTCTGCCTTGTACTCATCGACTTTAATATATCCTTCAGCTACACGGCGTTCTACTTGTTCATCAAGTTCAGTTTGAAGATTTTTAGTCTGCTCTAGTTTGTACTCATCGACTTCAGCAAAACGAGATTCAACCTGTGCATCGACTTCAGTTTGGAGAATTCTAGTCTGTTTTATTTTGTACTCATCAACTTCGGCAAACCGTTTTTCTATCTCATCAGACATTTCGCTCTGAAGTAAAGCCATTTGCTGTGATTTATATTCATCAGCTTCTTCAAACCGACGAGTTACTTGTTCGTCAATTTCTTTCTGAATATCAACGAGCCACACAGCAAGCATATCTTTTGCAGCTTGTTCGATGGCTTTATGTTTAGCTTGGGATTGAGATTCAAAATATAATCTTGTGTAGTCTTGAACATCTTCAAGAGTGATCTCATCCATAAGATCTAAGAAGTCTTGATTAGTATAATCTATAGGTACAAAAAATACCATAAGATTATCGGTTCCCTCTTCATAAAGAACTTCAATAGTTTTCTCAGATGTATCTACAAATTTAGTAGATTTGATTTTACCTGAAAACTTTGCCATAATAAACCTCTCATTATATTAGCTGGCTCCAATACGCAGAAAGTGCGTACTTTGCACAGTCGGAGAACCCGTTGGCACGTTTTGTGCATAGTAAGTTGTAGCATCTGGTTGTTCAAACTTTGTCACATAAAGTGCAACATATGAGTTAGTTATACCTGATCCACGGGCTACGCCATAAGTTGTATATGTCGATGGGTATATCTGATATCGAATGCGTGAACCGGTATGATTAATCGCGGCCCATTGTACCCAATCCTGTAACATTTCACCAAGCGCTGTAGCCGGCGTATCTTGCACGTCATTGGTATTAATCTTAAGACATGCTGGCGTAACATAATCCACAGAAGGCGCGGGATCAACTCTATGTAAATAGAAACTAGTGGCAATAAATGACTGATCCTGTACCTCGGGTAAAGATCCAAGATTAAACGCATTTACATCAGCTACACTGTCTTGAAATACTGGAGCAGCATTTACAAGTGTCGCTCCGGCTTCAGATGTTGAGGTTGATATAAAATACGTGCCAGCCTGCCTTTCAGTTGTTCCTGATTCAATAAGTTTTGTTATAGCTGGTTCAATAAATGTATCTAAAAAGTCAGTAGCGTTCATAGCCTGAATATTTCCAGATGCAGTCATATAAACTGGAAATGAATAATTTGCGTATATTGTAGGAGCACGTTTAGGATTAGTACCACCAAAATTATTATTTAGATAATCAGTATAATCACCGGCGCTTTGATCTCTAACATTATCGTAGTTAACAGATTGGTAAGTTGCGGCATCAGCGGTTGGTTCTGGGCCAGACGACGTCGCTAATGGACCCGCTATCATATAATAATCAACTAAAGTAGTTAAAGTGCCATTACCCTGATCTATATTTAATACGACGGACGGACTATTACCATACTGCCTAATAGTTTCATCAACTATTAAAGCAATTTCAGCAGCATTCATAGACTTCAGGTCACCGTTAGGTAACCTTTTGAGCGGTTTGCGCAAGGCCATTATTAAGCACCTGCGCCAATAATCGTTTTAACTGTCGTTCCGTTTGAGTCAATTATATTTAAAGTTGTGGCTGATGTTAACTTGGCTCCACCCACAGTACCATTAATAAGTGTATTACCATTAATGGTAGCAATGCTTGTATCAATCATTTGTTGAACAGCCGCAGAATCTGTACCGTCTTGTCGATTATCAAATGCAGTTTGTAAAGTATTGTGGTTAGCTTCTAATTCATTAATGGCGACAACAACATTTCCGTTTGCTGTAGTAGTAAGAGTTGCGATGTCACCTAGATGTGTACTAATTGTATTAGTCTTGGTCCGCCAAATACTAACTAAGTCGTTTAGGTCAATTGTAGTTACTGCCATTTACTTGTCCACCAGTTGTTTTAGCAAAGTCTTGATATCTGCCATGTCTTTTTTCATGTGACTTACGTCATCTTTAAGATTATTAATCTCTTGTTCTTCTTCAAGCCTTTTGCGCTTTGCCGCACGTGCTCTTTCTATATCAGCTCTACTTGTATTTATGACAGCACCAGTATTTCGGTCCTTGACCATATTAGCGGAGCCTTCTATTTTTATATATCTATTATTCATCACACTGCCAAGGCGATAATTCGTAGATCTTTGAATGTCGGAACCTTAGCATTATTAGAAGAAGTCATAACAATTTTTACTTGGAACTTAGTGAATGGTGCTGATAGTCCGGCATTACCACCAACCAAATATTCATAGTCACGGTAGATCAAAGGATTTTCATCTGTAGGTAGATTATTGATCTTAGTTGTTTCTGTCCACGGCGTCTCAGTAAACAATGCATCATCTGAAATTGCTTTGTAATAGACTCGAAAATCTGAAACAGAAGGTCTGTTAGCTGCTAACAAGATTTTAAGTCCAACAGCATCTTCGGCCAAAGTGATAGGTCGAGTAATATGCTTAGCAACCGAACTACCACCTGTCGCAGTAGTTTCTGGAGTGAACACATTAGGCACGTTTGTTAATGTTGTATCAGCACCGGCAGAGTCAACCTGGTTATCAATAATGTTATGAATAGCCCAAAGCGATGTTCTTTGCATATCAATAACCGGAGAAACAAAAGTTGTTGCTGTATTCATATCAATTTTAACTTCAACAGACTTAGTACCAGTCGCAAGATTTGATATCTCATTTGTTTCAGTAGCAACAAGCCTAGGAGAGTTAAAGAAGTTATTTTGTCTTAGTGCAAGTGCCGAGTAATTTAGATCCTTCGAGTACGGAGTTTCTTCACCGGCAGTAGATTTGCCTGTCATGAATTTACCGGTCACATTTATACTTGTAGAGGCTGGAATAATATTTTCAATTTGTGGGATAAGAGTTTCAAACGGTATTTGAGATTTAGCAGTAATAGCTGTACCGCCAACTGCTGCATCGTTATTACCATTCGAGTCCATAGCAAACGTATAAGTGTTTTCGTCGTATGCAGTAATAGTTCTTGGACCCATGATACCAGTACCAAGAATACCACCATACTTAAGAGCGGAATCAAATCCAAACAGCTCTGCAACATCACCTACCTGGAAACCATGTCCTGGGTGTGTAATAGTTGCTTTATTATTAGTTGAGTTAACTTGTACAGGAAATTCCGGTAATGCATTTCTTACAGTACCAGTATTTTCAAGTACAGCATAACCACCTGCAGTACTAAATGTTGCCTTATGAATTTTAAACATAAGATCCATAGTTTGATCTGGTTCCCATGTTGATGCATTCTGAGATTTAAAGAACGAACCAAGATATGGTTGAGATGTAATACGCTTCTCAGTAGAGTTAAGTATAAACTCACCTGTTTTTGCGATGTACATATTGTAGTTAATAGATTCTGCAAGGAACACTACAGCATATTCAGTATAAGGATTTAAGAATATTGGTTCTTCAAATGTAAAGGTTGTTGCAGAAGTAGCATCGTCAGAAATATTAACATTAGACGGTGACACAAACACAACCGATCCAGGTATAACTGTATCAGATGATGGGCTACCGTTAACCATTGGACGCAATTGCATTTGAACTGGAATGCTAGTATCTTTTGTTTTAAAGTATGCATCAATCTTTGTTACAAATACACCATCTGTTTCTGTTACTAAGAATGATTCGGCTACTGGATCTGACCAGCGAACTCGCACAGGTGGGGCTGACCAACTACTTGTAACAACTCTATTAGATGTTACAGTTGATCTTTCAGAAGATACACCAAGAATTCGAGTTGAAAGAACATCTCTTTGGAACGTTTCGATAACACCTTGAGCAACAAATAATGCAATACCTACAGAAGACGCATCTTCTTCGTTAGGCGCTGTAATATCAAGAAGTTTAAGCTCTCTTGAACCAGCCCTGAACTTAATAGCATCTGTGTTAGGAATAAAGAATGTGCCAGTCATTTTACCTTCACCATCAGTGAATAGGCTCGATGCACCATCTGGGTGAGCAACCGCTGTATTGTATCTTGTACCATAGTCTATGTTGGTATCAGACACGCGTGTGAATACTCCGCCTTCGTCTCTTACCCAATCGGAAACATCAATATCGTCAAAGAAAGCAAACATGCGACTGTTAGGCTTAAGACCTTCGGCTTTAAACGCAACCTTTTGTGAACGCATGAATGGAATTAATGCAACGTCAACTACACGATCACCAACGATTTCTCTAATAGTCTCGTTAAGCACAACTCTATTAACTGTAGTGACTGTGTTTGTTTGTGTGCCTGACTGACCGCCTGTTCCCCAGTTTTGAGAAAAACTTACTCGGGATGAATTAGTACTTGTGTTTACAACGCGACCAACGCTCAGGTTGTTAATATCGGTTCCGCCCCAGTTCCATTCCCAATTATTCCACAGATTTGCTTGTCTTGTATTTAACCTTTGACCACCGTCAATAATTCTATCTGCAGCACGTATAGTTTCTTTCCAATTATCTGAAGCTGGAGAAAGTGTTACCGCACCAAGGTTTGTAATAGCAGAGAACGGGTTAATGTTAATTGTACCAGATGCTTGATCCTGTACAATGTATTCGCCTTCTCCGTATTTCAGGTAAATGTTATCACCCTTCTTAATAACACCAGATGATTTATCTGAGTCATACTTAAGAAGAATATTGTTTTCAATAAATGACGGACGTAAAATTTTATCACGTGGATCTATTGATGCACGGTATTCAACGTTGTATGTGTCTGTTGCTAATTGATCTGAGAAGTTATCTACTAGGAAACCGGCTTTTGTTCTGTCAACACCAGAGCCATCAAAAACAAGAAGATTTTTAAGGTCAAGTTCTAGTAATGATAGTGTAGCAATCTCTTCTACTTGGTTAATTCTTGATTCAAGCTTACCAATGTCTTTCATTGTATAACGCTTATTCTCAATTGGTGTAGTAACCATATCGGTTGTAGATATTGTATAAGGATTTAGATCAGATCGCCAAATCTCAAGAGAGTTATTTGGAGTTTCTGGGTATTTCGGAGTAAGAGACGATTGACCTTCAATAACAGTAATGTCGCCTTCTTGTGTAGCAACAATCTTGTCTTGACGTGGTAGATAATATTGAGTGTCAAATTGAATCAAATCAGTGTTATCTGGTAGTTCGTTAATACGAGCAGTAGCAGATGTAAAGTCAGAATCTTTGTCAGTTTTACGTGGTCTAAAGTCAAGTACATTACGTAACTGAACAACAGAGCCATCATTTAATGTATGAGAAGGAATATTTTCATAGTTAACTTGGCCCTGATAAGAGTTAACCGCAAAAAAGTCTCCAGACGCGCCGTGTGTAAAATATTTAAATCGTACAAACACATTGCCTGTTGGAGATGTTACGCCGCCCTTAAGAATTAATTTTGCTGGTGCATACCAGTTATCACGTTGACCGTTGTCAATAATAAAACGATTAGCTAAGCTTGAACCATTTGAGTCTGAGTCAGTTAATCTAACAACTTCATATAGATCAGGCTTATCAAGAGAAACAAATTTGTTACCAGTTCCGTCAGATTCAATCGCAGCACTAAGTGTAGTTTCAACAAGCGTCTTGGCCCGAACAGCACCAGCAGACTTATTAACCTTGGCCATAACTTCGATGTTAGAACTTGTAGGTCCGCCACTAATCGCAGCAGATTGTGTCCCTGCTCCTGATATTGATGTACTAATAATAGCACCATCAGAATCAACCGATACAATCCAATCGTTAGTATTAGAAAATGTTTCGCCAGCCGCAGTCAAAGTAAGCGATGCGTTTCCTGAAGGATCGAGTGTGGCGTTAAACTTACGTTGTACTTCAAGAGAAATATCTGATATAATCTTAGGTCGAGCAGTAGGTAGAGCAAACAACAAACTGTTGTCAGATACTTCTTTAATAACTGCAACATTATTTTCAAGAAGAATATCTGCATAGTCAAGTATCGAACCACCGACTGATTTTACATTTCTAAATGATTGACCACTATTCATCTTGATATCAAATAGATACAATCTATAGTTAGCACCATCTTCTTCGACAGCACGGACACGACAAGTACCAATAGTAGAACCACCGTGGGTAACCGCTGATCTTAGGTTTCTTTGTTGAAACACGTTGATGTTAGGAACGCCAACCATGTTGTCTGAGATAACATAATTACCGTATGTTGCCGCAACAACATCGTTATTAATTGAAATTGTTTCTCGGGCTTTATTTACATCAAATGATTTTGGTGTAGGAACATCTACCCTAAAGCCATTTACATATGCAATACCAGGTGATATAGTAAGCTTAAGTTTAGTGTCATCAGTCTCATGCTCGACATACTTAATCTTAAATTGTTTAGCAGTAAAGTCACCATTGGTTTCACTTGTTCTTTTTGCCAAGCGATCTTCAAGAATATTATAGCTATTATTTCCAGATACCGTTTCGACAACAAGACCATTCACAACTCGACAGAAGAACAAGAAGTTCTCATCAGAGTCTACTAAATCTTTTGTAGTAAGTTGTAATCTAATACGATAACGATCTGCACCTGGTGCGGAACGGTTAGCCGTTGCCCCTTGGTTATCAAATAATGCTTCAAAGTCGCCTGAACCAACAATGTCTTGTGATACAATAAATCCTACAACTGCACTTGGAGATGTTCCGTACTTAGAAAGAATAAGCTCTTGCTTTGTAGCAAACACGAAGTGGCCTTGTGTAAAGTAATCACCACCACGTACAGAGATTTTAGAACCTTGGCCGATAGCAGGGTTTGCAACGGTGTTAGTAGTCTGTGCCGTAACAGTAACACCTGAACTCGCCCCAACAAGATCTTCGGATGGATCAATTCGAATAGGAGTTGTGCCAGCAGTACCACCAAGAGTGTCAGTATAATTTACATATAGCGTTGCAGGATCTGATGCTGTAGCATTAACAACCTGAAGAACTTTAAACTTAACAGTAGAATTCTGTCCTGTAAATTCGTCGCCAAGCATAGTTGACGTGTCGGTAGGCAATGAATTAGAAGTCGTATCAAGTTTTATAAACTCATAACGAGTATTAATGGTTAAGCCACCTGGATTAACGGATGCGCCTTCTTTAAAAACATTACGACCAAATCTTTCGATTTCTCGTTGAATAATTGTCTGCGACTGCGTTAATTCTCTTGCCTGTAGAGCACGACCAGAATTAAAAAGAATTCTATGATAGTGATCACTATCCTTAAAATCATCTTTGTATGTTGTCGCGAAAAGCGTATCTGTATATTTTATTGACATTTAGTTTTCTACTCTCAGAGTTGAATAATAATTTTTACGTCTTCGGTCTGGTCATCGGACCGCTCAATAGCCGCTCTATTATCTATGTATAGAAGAGTGCCAGACATGTTATTAACCGTCGGTAGTGTCTCTGCATTAGCATCGCCATCGATGCCTACGGCATCTAAAATGCCTTCACCGTTACCATCTGTTTCTGTGATTGTCTCGCCCTCGATAAATGGGGTAAAGCCAGTTAATTCTGTCTGGTGGTACCAAACGTAGTTTGAATCTGATTTGTCAACAACGGCTGATGCAGCAGAGGTTGAACCAAGAATTGCTTTATCTTCAGTAAAGTTTGCACTGATAGAACCGAAATGCAATCTATTTAGTACATTTGCAGATGATTGTTCCCAGTCAGAATCTGTTGAAAGAGGTCCGACCTTAGGATCTCTAATAAGACCAATTTGCCTAAAATCATTACCAGTTATAATAGAGTTAGTCTCGTTACCAATCATCTGAGTATTGAACATAAGACCGGTTGATCTAAGATCATCACGTGGATCTCCACCCATACCAAGAGCAGGTGCCATTACGACACGAGCAATCGCTCCGGTTCCACCGCCACCAGTTAGTTTAGCACTAGCTTGTGTATAGCCTCGACCAAAGGCTTTACCTGAACCTGAATCATCCATCTCAATTTTAACAACAGTACCACCACTTACTGTCGCAGTAGCTTTTGGTATTTTAGTTCCGTTGCCAGTAAAGGTTATTGTGGGAGCCGATGTGTAACCATTTCCGCCTGAAATAAGTTTAACCGCAGTAATCTCTCCAGGTACAGCACCAGTTTGAATTGATTTTTGTTCAATCTCAAGTGCAGATGAGTTTGAATCTGTCGTGCCAATAAGCTCAACCGGCACAAAGTTTGATGAAGTAAACTTTGTAGCCCTGAGAGCACCAATAGTGTACAGATATTTCCATACATAACCGTCACCAGTCGTAAGAGGCAAGATGCTTGTTCCTGTTGGTTTAACTGTTGAAGTAACAATTGCGCCGTTAGCATCTCTACCTTGCTGTAGACATGTATAAATGGCATTCTCATCGGTAAGTACATAGTACGCATTTGAAGGATAGCCTTGAACAGCATCGTCATAGCTAGAATAAATTGTACCTGAAGACCAGTTATGTCGAGGAATAACAAATGAAACATCTTCGCCGGACTTCATAGCCTGCATAGAGTTTCTAAAATCTCGTACATCTTTCAGAGTATTCAATGGAATAGTTGGCGTATCCGAACTATCCCAATCCTCTGAACGACCAATAGCGATATAGTATGATGCCGCCGAGTCTTTGACACTTGTATAGAGGTTATCTAGTACTTGTCTTTTAAATGCGTCTGTAATAATTGCAACCATTGTCTGTTCCTATTAAGCTACTGTCGCGCCATGTTGGGCAAGCAGATTCCAGTTAGCTCCGTCCCATATGAGGGTTGTTGTGTCATGTTGATCAAGTGCGATCGATGTACCTTGTGCAAAGTTCGTAGGAGTAATCGTAGTAATACCTGCGCCCTTGTTTGTAAATATTTTATACTCTCCACCCACAGTACCGTTAGATAAAGTTATAGCAAGAGTAGTACCGCTGTTAGCTATTATATATGTAGCTAACAGACTAGCAGTACCAGAAGTTGTCTGAGTATTTGTGCCATAAGCACCTTTCGCAACTACGACTGATCCATTACCCTTTGCATTTACTAGAAGGTTGATGTTAGTATCATCACCTGCAACACTAAGTCGCGCACCTGATCCAGCTACAGAATTTTTAATTTTTATATGGTTAACCGCAGAAGCGGTTGCTTCGACTTCAAGAATTTCTGCACCATTAACATCATCAACTCTATTAGTTAATTTTGGTGTAACAAGTGTTGCTGATGTCAAAGTTTTATTTGTGAGCGTTTGGTTAGTGGCCGCAAATATAAACGAATCACTATCAGTAAGTACAGGCAATCGTATATTATAATCAGCCGCAAGCTCAGGTGTTATAAGATTATATTTGTGGTTATTTGAGTAATCATTAATTTGTAATGTTGGGTTTCCAAAACCAATGTTATTCAATACTGCGTTGGTCAAAGTTTTGTTAGTTACAGTCTGCAAAGCAGTTGATAACACAATTTCGCCAGAAGCATCAGGTAATGTAATAGCACGATCACCAGTAGGATTTACTGCTGTTAGATTAGTTTCAAAATCATCAACTGCTGAACCTTCAAACTGTAGTCCTTCCGAGGTTACAGCAATTCTACCAGAAAGAACATCACTATCTCCGCCAAGCTTATTATATAGCTCAACGAAGTTTGCATTAATCTTTGTGCCTGTCTGTCTTAGTGTATCACCACTACCATCGTTGGCCGTAGTACCGACACCAATATTCTGACGAGTCATTCAAATGTCCTCTTTTCTTATTAACTGTATTTATATACTTTTTTATGATGAATCAGCGGCATGCGTGTAAGTATTCTGATCCATTGTTTCAACATTATTGCTTAGTCTTATTCCGTACAAATAAGCATTTTCAGTCATACTTTGACCGGCAAAGGAATCAAGATATGTACTATCTGACATTAATGGCGAGTTTACATGCATAGCACCATGTAGACGATTATAGTTTAGGATAAAGCTAGATACCGGCATATCTGCAAACTTTGCTGCAGTTGCTGATAGACTGATATATTCAATGCGTGTATCTGCATCTTCATCATCTGGTAATTTACCGATAATCTCTGAAAATGTAATTGGAGTACCAAGCCCTGCAGTACCAACAACAGTGATTGGAGGTGGCGGTGCCGGAATATTGTCGGGCATAGTAAGAATATTTGAGTTTGTGGACGGAAGTTCAAGAACAACCGAACCGCCAAGATAGAATCCGGCCGGATGTACAAACTTCTTATACAACGTACGCCACTGAGCAATAGGAATAGCAGACTTAATTAACACACTGAAGATCTGATATAGTGCACCATTTTGAATATAGCGCAATGATTCAGTACCAATTTGTGATTCGCTCACAATAAACAAATTATCTTTTGGATGATCTATTTCAATGTCTGATGAAAAGAACGCTCTAAAGAAACCTTCGGCAGCATATGTCGTACCTTTAACACGGTAGAAGTTAGCAAAGTTACGAAGCACTTCACGAGGATCACTAAAGTATTCGGCATTTGCGCCATCAGCAATCATGTTAAAGATTTTTTCAAGGTTAGCCAGCGAAGTCCGTTCGATATCAAATACCGAATATAGATCACGAATAGTGGATATCACTTCATCTTCATCAGCATTCTCATAATAACCTTCAAGAAAGGCAACTAACATAGGATAGTCGTCAGTAAAGTGCTGTGGTAATACCGACTTAACCTGATATTTTCTAAGGTTAGCTTCAACCCTATCGTAATTTATTAACGACATTAATAAGAACCTAATGTTGAGATTACACCCACACCATCACCAAGTGCAATATCAGTTTGCTGTCTATCTACGACACCAGTAGCAAATGTTGGGCCCGCATCTAGATCTAGAATATATGATCTGAGCGGTCGTACAGTAGATTGATTTGACGGAACTGCAGATACTTTAAGATATGTAACGCCTGATGTAATTTCTGTAGGCGCAAAACCTGTGATAATAATCTTGCCTTGTAGGTTATCAAATGATCCGATGTTGTCGACCTCAACTTCACCAACCGAGTTAATAACTTGAAGCTTCGTATCATTTAGCTTATTCTTAATAGAACAAACTTTACCATTGAATCTAAATGTCGACGTCGTGACCGTATAATCTACAGCACTAGGAGCCGCTAATTCATTTGGAAAGTATATATCGTATGACGTTTTAACATTAAGCGTAGGCGTAAAACGTTGTTGAAGCTTAACCGATACTCTTGAGTTAAGAATCGCAGCACTGATATCATCTATCTCTGCAAGTAATTCTGAACGTCTAAACACACCACTAAATTTCTTAAGATTACTAGAAACATATCCATTAATCACGCCTAGCACATTAGCTTCTGTTGATTTAATTGTTGCACCAGTAAGGTTAGGATCAAAGTTAAACGAAGCAACTAGTTCTAGGTATGTTGTGGTAGGATCAGTAAACTTGGTATCAATAGATATAATTGATAGGTTGTTTGTAATTTGCTGTACAATTTGGTCTTTAATAGAAGCAATGGCTGCAGCAGATGTATTGTCCTCAAATACTAATGAAACGAACACAGATCCAAACTCTGCCGGAGTATTGTCTTCCCCGCCCCACGCAATAGCATCTGTCACTGTACTAAAGTTACTTTGAATAATAGCACGATAATCATCTGCAGTAACGAGTCTTTGTTGTGCCGCAAATGCAATAGGGGCATTCTGCCTGACTGATTCAATCGATTGCTTAGGTGCACCAGTAACAGAATTTGTTATTGTAGTAACCGATAAGTTATATCCATTGCCGAGTACTGATACTTGGGAAGTAGGCGTAAATGTAGATCCGCCGTTTGCTTCTGCACCAAGGCATGATAGATACGATACAACAATCTTATTGCCAGCAACAGGTGCTTTACCAAACGAAATACCATCACCAAAGTTTAGTTCATAATAACCGTTAGGGGCTTCGTTAATAGAATAGTAACGAGAAGTTGATGTAACTGATACCGCAGTATTAATAGATGTATATGCACTGAATGATGCACCGTTCGTGGTATCAAATACGTTTACCGCAGCAGTAGAGGTATCAATCGTATCATCCGGAATAACATATAGCTGACGCTCACCTACTTCACCAACATAGAATGTCTTAGTTTTCAGTGTACCTTCAAATAAAGGAATAGTCAGTGATCCGGCAGTGTTTAAGAACTGGTACAAACCAGATCCGTTATCTGTCGCAACATAGTCTTCGATAGTCTGATACGTATATGTAATATCACCTACAGAAGATGTGAACGAAGTACCTGCACCAATTATTACTGACGAAGGTCTATTTGCAACACCGTTTAGATTGATGCTTAGTTGCACTTCTGCACGTGACGCAGTCCTACTTCGAGGAGCATAACCAAGAGTCGCAGCATGTGATACAACAGAGGAGCGCAACTGCGCAGTCGAGAGGAACGACTCATTTAATGCAAAGTTGGCAGTCAATGCATTAAAGTGTGTATTGTATGCTAGTACGTCCAGGATATTAGAAAGGCCTGATGCTTCAAAATTATAATCTGAAAATTGAGTATCCTGAGCAAGATAAGTTTTAAGCTTATTCTTGATCTCAGTGAAGTCAAGCTGTGTAGATGTTACTGTTACGTCTGCCATATTATCTTAGCCTTGATAGAGAAGTTTCGAGTGTCACAACTTCTGATGTATTTATTACCCCAAATTTAAGACGTATATCAAGAGCATTACCATCAGGTCTTGCCTGCACATTGATATCAGCAACGACTGCTCTTGGTTCAAACGTCTTAATGGCTGCTCTAATATTAATCTCTGCATTAAATGCAGTTAGATCATCCATAGGTTCAAATAAAATGTTACCCATACCTCCACCAAAAGATGGATTAAATGGTTTTTCTTGGAATCCAGTGAGTACAAGATTTTTTACTGATTGCTTTACTGCAGCAGCATCGTTCTTTCGATAGACGTCACCGTCAGGTCTGGCCACAAAAGAAAGATCGATATCCTTGTAATCTTTACTTCGTGCAGTAATGAGCGAGACGGTGCCAAGCTGGCCATCTTCTGCTGCAAATGCTCTGTTTGTTGCCATGTGATCAATACTCTAGATTGTTTAAACTATTTATACAATATCTAAGCGAGTATTTCTACTAACTCTCCAGAAGTTTGGAGATTGCCATTGTACCGGGTTTCTAATTGTTTTTTGAACTTAGCCGTAAATGTACTTGATACAACAGGCATCTGTAATATGATATGACACTCAAGACTTCCGTCCGGGTTAAACGAATCGTAGTCGAGTATTAGTTTATCATACAACAAAGAATCCTTCCAGTACACAGCTAAATCAAACATAGTTGCATGATCTGGAATGCCATTTTGGTTAATGAGCTGATAGACTACGACTTGACCTTTTGTCGCAAGATCATTCAATCCACCACTCACAAGTGTTTCACTTTCGCCCTTACGATATAAGCCTTCAATTACGATAAGCCTATGGTTCCTAAACGCCCCAAAATTTTGAGATACAAGATTGATTGCTTCTGCCTGCAGATATAGTTGTCTTGCGATCTGTAGTTTGTCAGCTTCATTTGTGATATGATTCAAGTTAGTCGATTCACCTGCACCACCAAGAAATCTTGCTATAGTAACACCGCGTGCTAATTTAGTAGCAGCCGTAATCGCAGGTGCGTTGTTTG